TTGACATAATACATAATCTTTGATGGCACATTGTCTGTCTTTGTTCTATGTAAACTTTCCCATGAACGAAAGTGTATACCTCTATGATTTTCGTAGAATAGATAACCAGCGCCATTGAAGTCTCTTGATGACGTTCTATGCGCTAACATGTGTAGATAATCGTATGGTCGCATATTATTGCCTAGTAGTTTGTTATTTGTACTCGTAGGTTCTACAAATAGTTTCTTTTTTGTGTCAATAACGTCACGCATAACTCTGGCGAATATTTGATCACTACCACCTTCAAATGCGTTTTTGATTGTTGTTCTTGAATTTTTGACTGCCTCTTTTGTTGTAAAATGTAGTGTATAAATCTGTTCTCTTTCTGCGGTTTCTTCATGACCTGCGACTTTGTACACTCTCATGCGATATTTACGAAAATCTATCTCCTCGTTTTCTGGTAAAAAGAGATTAAACTCTATTTCTTCTTGACCTATAATGGGTGCGTTTTGTTTGTGGTTGGCACTATCTCGTATAACTAGATTGCCATACATGTTTGGACTGTACACACTCTCATAGAGGTTTAACTCTAACATCAATGGTCGCAAGTCTATTGGATCACTGGCTGAGTATAGTACGATAGGCCCTAGTTTATAGTCACCTGCAAATTGCAAATCTTTTGCCATATTATCTTCTTCTAGTAATTAATCTCTCGAAATCTCTTGTAAATTGTTGTATATATGCACGATCTAAAAGACGTATTTGTCTCTTACTGTCGTTTAGTGTTTGTTCATATTCGTAGTTTGTAATCGCTGTAGCGCCATCTGTATCGCTAGAAACAGTCAATTTTTTTGTAGTATCGCCAGATGTTGCGTTAATCTCATGGTGATGTGTACCACTGGGATTTGAATACTTGTCGTTTACAAATTGAGTTAGCGCAACTTGATCTAGCGGCCAATCATAACGGGAGGTTATGTTGTTAATTGTAACGATTACCCAATGCAATGTGGAATCGCCATAGTATTTGTGTGCGACCATATCTGGTTGGTCACCATCTTGTACTGTGTAATTATCAAAAACTAGCGTATTGGCACGAGCATTGCCTTTCATATTGACACGCCTTAATAAATCTGTTATAAGTGTTCTATTTTGTGTATCAGATAAATCATAAGCATAGTTAGGAAATTTGTCGAAATAACTCATTACTTAATAACCTTCTTTAACCATAGATACAGAGCATAACACGCAAACAGATATATTGTTGCGACCCCTACATCTAATATATGTTCTCTCATGTGATAGATGAACTCGATACCTGCCTGTACGTCACCCATACTCTCACCACCGTAGTTATTTTCTACTATCTTTGTGCCCTCAAAATTTTCAATCGTTTGTTCCATTAGAATCCTTCTGCTATCTTCTCTTTTGTCATAATTTCTGTTTCTGTAAATGATAGTGTCATATTGATTTCAGTTGGCGGAGGTGCTAGACCACCTGGCACTTTTATAGGTTGTAAAAACTGTGTTTCACCACCTGGTCCATAGTTTACATCTAATTTATTTAACACACATGATGAAGCAAATGGTATCCACGCATTTTCTACGCCACCAAACATAAATTGTAAATCAAACTCACTCGGAAATATTAAATGTCTACCTATGTTTTGACCTGGTGTTCTTTCTGGTAACATATGAAACTTAAATAACTTGATTATTGCGTCAACTGTTCTAAACTCATCTTCATTTTTTGGTGTAAATCTAAAATTAAAATTAAAATTACGCAAGTCAACACCTGTAAAGATAGCCTCTAACGCAGGATTGATTGCTTTACCTAATATTTTTCTTGTTGCACCCTCTACGTCTGCACCTGATAAGAATCCAGCAACTTTAGTGGTTAAACCTACAGCCAAAGCGTCTGCAATTGTGTCTCTTACTGCGGAACCTGTACCTGCAGCCTTTAATGTAGATACTAATTGGTCAATACTTGATACGCCAGCCAAATCTGGTGCAAGAACGCCTGCCATACCTAACTCACTGTTTTTATAATTAGCAGTATATTCTGCTTTTAAACCATTTGGCATGTATAAAGCAATTGTGTCTTTTGTTCGTTTTAATCTACCACTCTTACGCAAGCCACCACTTATACTTTTTGATAAACTATCATCTTGTCTTTTAAATATGTTACCAATACTCTCATCATCTTGTTGTCTCACAACACCAGGGCTAAATTCTAAATTTGCTTTGTCAAATGATTTGGTTACTTTTCTTTCTTTTTCAGTTCCCTCGTTAAAAATTTCTTCTACTTGTTGTGGACCAAAATACTTTGAATTGGTACGTTGAAATATATGAAACAACATATAGTGACCATATTCTTCTGTGGTACCCACGTTTAAAGGATAACGTAATGAACCATATGAATATTCGTTCTCATTAGATTTATCAAAAGGGTCTGAATTACTAAACTCTTTTGCTCTACTATTACGAATAGGTGCTGATGATGTTACATTAGTAGCGCTTCTATTTAATACGCCACCTACCAGTTTGTTTATTAATCTGTCTGCAATACTTGCCATAAGACTATTTATGTGTTATAGTGGAGGTATTGTTGACCAATGTTTAAGTATATCTTCTGTGATTATTTGAAACCCATAACCTTTTTTATCACAATACTTTTTACATGCTTTCCATTTTGCGTCATTGATAACATATTGCTCTGCGTTATACTTCCATGTTTTAGTCTTGCGTTTTGGTACAGTGGGTGGTACGGTATGTTTCTTTGGTTTGATTTCCCATACTGTTTCTACAATCTCACCTTTATTATTTTTATATCGTAACCAACAGTCTGGAAAGTATCGACTTATTCTGTTAGTAAGTGGGTGACGATATGGCACAAACATTTCTTCACTTGCCCATTTGAGTATTGATGGATTGTTGTCAAGATATTTGAATACAGTCAATTCCCAAGAACTACGATATATAATATTTGTTGGGTCACCTTTATACTTTTCTGGATTGTTTGGTCTAAATTTCCCTTGAACCAGTATTCTATTTGATATGCGTTTTATTCTTTTCATTCTAATTATTTAGATAAATAGTCATATGGCTTCAGTCTTTGATACAATTAGAAACGCAGCAGGTGATAGAGATTTGTCTATCAATTGGTATAAGAAAAAAGTAGCAGACTTATCAAACAGAATATCTGCAGCTCGTCTTATGCGTAGTGGTGATTTAAAGAAAGCACCTACATTTAATAAGTTGCATTTCTTTAGGTATGATCCTAAACTCAAAGCAACGTTGCCATACTACGATACTTTTCCACTCGTTATGCCAATACAATCAGCAGCAGGTGGGTTCTTAGGTATTAATTTTCATTACTTACCAATACCATTGAGAATGAGATTATTAGAGACATTGGATAAGAGAGGTTTTAGAGGTGACTATCGTAAATTAAAAAATATAAGAGAGGTTAAACCAACAATCAAACACTATCTACGAAGACAATTCGTAAGTGGTTTTTTAGAACTGGAAGAGGATGATTATGCGCCTGCAATCTTTATGCCAGTGGCACAGTTTAGAAAAGCAAGTGCAAGTCAAGTATGGCGTGATAGTAGGAGAAAGATATAATGGCTAAATTAGGTGACCCAACAGATTTTAGTTATCGTGTATCTAAAGTAATTAAGATTATAGATGGCGATACAATAGATGTTATGTTAGATTTAGGATTTGATATAATGTATAAAAGTAGAGTAAGGCTATTTGGTATTGATACACCAGAGAGTAGAACTAGAGACGTAATAGAAAAAGAATATGGTATGATGTCAAAAAAGTATTTGACAAACAAATTAAAATCTGCTAAAAAGATTTCTATAAAAACTTACAAAGGTGAAGAAACTGGTAAGTTTGGTCGTATTCTTGGTGATGTGTTTGTTGATGGTAAGTCTGTTAATCTTATGATGTGTAACGATGGTTATGCTGTTAAGTATTATGGACAAAATAAGAAGTTAGTAGAGGAAGCACACATGAAGAATAGAAAACTTTTAGTAAGAAGAAAGTATCACGGCGAATAGTATGGCAATATTTAGAGGCGGTAAAAGAGTAGGACCCTTTGATATAAGAATAGGTTTACCTAGAGGTAGAGAGTATGACAACATACCTGGTGATCCTAGACTAAAACAAAGAGCAAATCCAGAAACAACACTTAATCGTTTTAGGTCTGCAATAGCTAAGGCAGAAGGTGTTGCTCGTAATACTCGTTTTCTAGTTAACATTAATCTACCAAAGAATGATGTACTTACAACAGCTTTAAGGGATAGAGAAATTGCAACATCTAATATAGCAGAACCTGGTGT